GCTTCAGGAGGCACGACGGTGACGATTGGATAAGGAGGCAGCTATGGCAGTAAACCGAGTGGACTATTGCGGGTCCACCCTCGTGGATCTGACAGCAGACACAGTCACAGCGGAAGCGCTCCTGCAGGGCCGTACAGCTCACGGTAAGGATGGCGAGATGATCATCGGGACACTCAATCCCAATGGGGAATCTTTCAGCCCGACGCCTTGGAAGGAAATAGAGGTCGGAACGATCACTCCCACGACAGCAACATCAGAACTGGCAGCGGATTTGTCCAAGGGCACGCCTATGGGATTGATCATTTCGCTCATTAGCACAAACGGTGTGAGCGTCTCGCAGAATTCGCTCATTTCCGCAAGCTGGGCGGATAACAAAGAGGAGTCCATCTACTCCCGGTGTGTCTGCTATTACAAAAACGCTTCAAACCGGACGACTCTGTCCTCGTATCCATCCTACGCAGATGGGTCTTTTTCTTTATATAGGTCCCTCCGTGCCGGATGGACTTATTACTACTGCATCATCTACGGAGATTAAGGAGGTATTCATCATGAAAGAATTCTGGAGCACCATTCAACTCATTTTTGCAGCTGTCGGAGGCTGGCTGGGTTGGTTTCTCGGCGGCTGTGACGGCCTGCTCTACGCACTACTCCTGTTTGTGGTCCTTGATTACATTACCGGAGTCATGTGCGCGGTGGTGGACCACAGGCTGTCCAGCGAAGTTGGCTTTAAGGGCCTGTTCCGCAAGGTCTTGATCTTTTCCCTTGTGGGCATTGGACACGCGCTGGATGCGCAGGTCATCGGGACGGGCAGCGTACTGCGCACGGCAGTCATCTTTTTCTATCTCTCCAATGAAGGCGTTTCCCTCGTAGAGAACGCTGCACATCTCGGCCTGCCGGTTCCAGAAAAACTGAAAGTCGTTCTGGAGCAGCTCCACGACCGTGCGGAGAAAGGCGGTGGCGAATAATGGGATACACCAACAGCCCGCTGGTGGTCTACACCAAGCTCAGTCCGAACCACTCCGGGCAGAGGACGCACAGCATTGACCGCATCACGCCACACTGCGTGGTCGGCCAGCGCTCTGTCGAGACGCTCGGCAGTATCTTTGCTCCGACATCCCGTCAGGCTTCCTGCAATTACGGCATTGGAGTGGATGGCAGGGTCGGCATGTACGTGGAGGAGAAAAACCGAAGCTGGTGCTCCTCCAGCAACGCCAACGACCAGCGTGCCATCACGATCGAATGTGCCTCCGACACCACGGAGCCGTATGCTTTTAAGGATGTGGTCTACCAGACGCTGATCAAGCTCTGCGTGGATATCTGCCAGCGAAACGGAAAGAAAAAGCTCCTGTGGCTTGGCGACAAGGATACGACGCTGGCCTATACACCGAAGGCAGACGAGATGGTCCTGACGGTCCACCGCTGGTTTGCCAACAAGTCCTGTCCGGGCAGTTGGATGTATGCGCGTATGGGTGATCTGGCGTCGAAGGTTACGACCCAGCTCGGCGGCACCCAGGTCGAAACTCCTGCAGTCACGGATACGGAGAAAACGATCTGGGATTTCCTTTTCGGTAAGATCAGCAACGCCTACGGCGCTGCAGGCATGATGGGTAATCTCTATGCGGAGTCGGCGCTCAAACCGGGCAATCTGCAGAACTCCTACGAGAAAATACTCGGCATGACCGATGCGGAATATACCGCTGCGGTCGATAGCGGGTCCTACTCCAACTTCGTGAAGGATTCCGCTGGCTATGGCCTTGCGCAGTGGACGTACTGGTCCCGGAAGCAGGCGCTGCTCCAGTTCGCTCAGGCCGCAGGGAAATCCATCGGTGATCTTCAGATGCAGCTCGACTTTCTGTGGAAGGAACTACAGGGATATACCTCGGTCCTGAATACCCTGAAGACCTCGACCACCGTGAAGGCCGCTTCCGACGCGGTGCTCACGGGATATGAGCGTCCTGCCGATCAGAGTGATACGGTGAAGGAAAAACGTGCCGGTTACGGCCAGAAGTATTTTGATAAGTACGCTGGCGCGAAAACGGACAAGCCCGCTGATACCTGCACCGCCGCGAAGGTTATCGCCGTGGCGGTCGAACAGATTGGCTATAAGGAAAAGGCGTCCAATGCCTCTCTGGACAGCAAGACCGCCAATGCCGGGTCCGCCAACTACACCAAGTACGCCAGAGATTTTGATCAGAAGTACCCCAACTGGTACAACGGGAAAAAGAACGGCTACGCATGGTGTGACATGTTCGTGGACTGGTGCTTCCTGACAGCCTTCGGGTATAAGAAAGCGCTGGCTCTGCTCTGTCAGCCTGAACGGTCTGCAGGCGCGGGATGCACCTACTCCCTGCGGTATTACAAGGCTAAGGGGCAATTCCATACCAACAATCCACAGCCGGGAGATCAGATCTTCTTCGGGACATCGCTGGACAACTCCACGCATACCGGCATCGTGGAATCCGTGGATAAGAAGCAGGTGCATACGATTGAGGGCAACACCAGCAATCAGGTGGCGAGGAGAAATTACTCCCTCACCAACAGCCGGATTCTTGGCTACGGACGGCCTGCCTATGACGGCGCTCCTGTGGAGACACCACAGCCGGTGACGGAATCGGAAGCAGTGCCGTTCCTCGTGCGCGTCTCCATCACGGACCTGAATATCCGTAAGGGTCCTGGAACCAATTACAGCCGGACTGGTCAGTACACAGGGAAAGGGGTCTTCACGATCATGGAAGTGAAGTCCGGACAGGGCTCTACTGCCGGATGGGGCCGCCTGAAATCCGGAGCGGGCTGGATCTCGCTCGACTACGCAGCCAGACTGTAATAACGACACATTGGCCTGTCAGCTGTCCTTCGGGATGGTCGGCAGGCTCTTTTTTTATGTCCGGATTATAAAAAGCGGCTCTTTGCAGGCATGGGATGGCATAGGGATAGACAAGTTCCCTCGGAAGGGAGTACGAGAACATGCAAGTGACGAAAATCACATCCCCGGCTGAAGCGCCTGTGCCTGATGCCCACCGACTCACCGAGAAGCAGTTTTATGATGAAATCAACTATCACCGGGCGGAGAAAATGACCAAGAAGATGCTCGATGCTGGCCTTATTACCTCCGACGAACATGACAGAATTCTGGCCGAAGCCCGCAAAATATTTGTGCCGTTTCTGGCGGAGATACTGTGAGAATTGAGTTGCTATGTGTCCGTTTTAGAGCGAATATCGGACTGCGAACGGAGGTGAGACCATGAAACAGATAACGAAAATCGAGCCCGTTTCTTCCCGGCACACGGCAGCAAAAATACGCGTCGCTGCCTATTGCCGGGTATCCACCGGAACGGACGATCAGCTGGTCAGTCTGGAGACGCAGAAGAGCCATTATGAGGATCTTATCTTCGCCAATCCAGACTGGCAGTTTGCGGGGCTCTACTATGACGAAGGCATCTCCGGCACCAGCAAGGAGAAACGACCCGCGCTCATGCGTATGGTCGCCGACTGCGAGGCAGGCAAGATCGACCGGATCATGACCAAGTCCCTCAGCAGATTTGCCCGCAACACCACGGATTGCCTTGAACTGGTCCGGAAGCTCCTCGACCTGGGGATCACGATCTTCTTCGAAAAAGAGAACCTCGACACTGGATCGATGGAGTCGGAGCTCTTACTTTCGATTATGAGCAGCCTTGCGGAAAGCGAGTCCGTTTCCATGTCGGAGAATAACAAGTGGAGCGTCCGGCACCGGTTTGAAAATGGGACCTACAGGATGGCCAGCGCACCATTTGGCTACGACGCCATAGACGGTGAACTTGTCATCAATGAGGAAGAAGCACCGTGGGTACGCTGGATCTTCTATCAAGCCCTAAGCGGCAAGACAAGCGGAAAGATTGCACAGGAGCTCAACGCCCAGCAGGTGACGACCAAGAAGAACGGTTCCTGGAGGGCATCCACAATCCGGGGAATTCTTCGAAACGAGAAGTACACCGGCTCATGCCTTCTCCAGAAGACTTACTCGGACTTCCGTTTCAAACGGCACAAGAACTACGGTGAGCGGGATCAGTTCCTGATCGAAGATCATCATGAAGCGATTGTCAGCCAGGAAGAATTCGAGACGGTCGGGGCGCTCATACGGCAGCGGGCAAATGAAAAGAACATCCAGCGCGGCGATCCACGGTATCAAAACCGGTATCCCTTTTCGGGCAAGCTCGTCTGCGGTGAGTGCGGCGGCCCTTTTAAGCGGCATGTCAACATAAACGGGAAACAGCGAACTGCGGTATGGGGCTGCGCGAAGCATCTGGATTTTGCCGATTCCTGCCTGATGAAGACCGTCCGGGAATGTGATCTGGAGACCGCCTTTACGACGATGATGAACAAACTGATCTTTGCAAAGAAGGATGTGCTGGATGCCCTGCTCGACGCTCTGCGCGGGAAAACACATAAAGACAGCCTGCGCCGTATCGATCAGATTGACCAGAAACTGGAGAAGAACACCGAGCGACGGCAGACCCTGACCACGCTGGTGACGCGGGGGTATCTGGAACCGGCACTTTTCGCTCAGGAGAACAATGATCTCGCGGCAGAAGATGATGCTCTGATAGCGGAAAAGGAACAGCTGGTGAAGGCGATATCCGGGAGCTTTCAGATGACTGACTCGCTCAGCGACCTGATCCAGTATGCAGGCCATGCCGAGCCCAGCGAGAGTTTTGACGGAGAACTGGTCGGGCGGTTCCTCGACCACGCGACCATCCCCACGAGGAGCGAGGTCGTTTTCCACTTGAAATGCGGACTGAGCCTGACAGAAAGGATTGGTGAAAAATGAGCAGAGGGCACACGCCTTATGGCTACCGAATCGAAAACGGAGTCGCAGTTGTCTGTGAGGAGCAGGCTGATCAGATTCGGAGCATTTACAAAGGCTACCTTGGCGGTCTTTCCCTTGTCGGAGCGGCCCGCGAGGCAGGTCTTACAATGACGCACTGTTCAGTAAAACACATGATGCTGAATTCCCACTACCTAGGTGATGACTTCTACCCGGCGATCATCGACAGGGAAACCTTT